ATCAAAATGGAGATAGAACGGAACTTCATTTTGTTGTAACTGACATAAAAATAACTAAAATCACGGCCTTATAGGCTTATTTTTTTACAAAAAATTAAGGGAGGGATGTGAATGCCATCAGTCCCAATATTTATTAATAATTGGGTGGCGTGGATTGCTGCTATTACAGCCATTTCGGTAGCATTGTGGCAAATTGTTAAATTAGTTATTACGATTACAAAATTCACTCAAACTGTGGATAAATTAACGATTTCAGTTCAGGAATTGACTAAAAGCAGTTCACGTGACCACGATAAAATGTTTAGAAAACTTAAAACACATGACAACATGCTACACGATCATGGATTACGGCTTCGTGACATTGAGCATGATGTAGAAAGCATTAAAAACAAAGGAGATAACTAAATGGATATTTTACAGGGTTTGCAACTAATGAATATCACAGAATTAACAATTATTATTTTAGTCTGCTATTTGCTAACAGCAGCGGCTAAGAAGTCAAAATTAGATAACAAGTATATGCCTTTTATCAGCATGCTAGTTGGCTTGCTAGTTGGCTTATTAATTGCGTTAGTATTTCATGATACAGAGCTAGGAAAAGCAGGTTTAACAGGCTTTTTAGCAGGTGGATATACAGCAGGACTATTCACGGGAATAAAAGGAATTTTAGGCGGATATACTACGAAGGAGGGCAAGTAATGAGAAAGCTATATCTTGACAATGGCGTTAAACAGTTTAAGTTTGCCGATACCACAACTGAAATAAATTTTAGCGCATTTGATAATGGCAGCCCGGCAACTTTAGCAGCAGATGCAAAGGTACAAATCAAAAACAATTCTGGATATTTGCTAGGGGTAAGTGCCAGTATCACGGACAACCACGCTGTCATCACCAGTGGACAATTGGCTAAGTTGCCGGTAGGCAGCTATCTAATTGAACTGTGGGACACTGTAAACGGCGGGACAGCAATCTATCCTAGTGATGGATTTTTGGCACTTCAAATTAATGAAAATGTCACTGGTCTTTCTGGAGGAATCGTCAGCAGCATCACGGTCGATGACTTTATTCAGCAATTCAGCGACCTAAGCGAACAGCTCAAACAACAAGTTACCAATGCTGTTTCTAATGGTCTGAAAGGTGACAAGGGTGACGATGGTCTATCCGCTTACCAGATCGCAGTAATTAATGGCTATCAAGGATCACAAACGGAATGGCTTACATCTCTCGTTGGAGATAAAGGCGACAAAGGTGAAAAAGGCAATCCGGGGAAAGACTTCAAAATTGTAAAGACGTTCCCGTCTATTGCTGCAATGAATGGCGATGGCTTCTCTGATGGCGATTTCACCATGATTGCTAGTGATGTCAATGACCAAGATGACGGAAAGTTGTACGTGTGGAACGGCACCAGTTTCACCTATATTGCCGATCTAAGCGGTTCCCAAGGGATCAAGGGTGACACTGGCAAGACTGGTGAAAAAGGCGACCCAGGAGAACAAGGCGAACAAGGGCTTTCTGCTTATCAGGTTTCTGTGAATGCTGGATTCTCTGGCAGTGTCAATCAATGGCTAGAATCGCTCGTTGGCGCTAAAGGTGATACGGGTAAAAAAGGTGACGATGCCGTTATAAATATCGTCACCCAAGCTGATTATGACAAATTGGCTGACAAGTCAGGCGTCTACTTTATTAAGGGTGGTGATTAAATGTCAACAATAAATGGAAATGTATGCGTTGTTAATGGCACGCCAGTAGACAAGGTGTTCAGCAATGGCAAGCAAGTTTATGGTAGAAATCTGCTTACGGGAACCAGTAATCAGGTAGTTCAAGCCACCGATTGGAATATGCAAGCCGCTAAACTAAATTATGGCAAAAGTCTTGGTAGTGATTTATGTGCGTCTGTGATGATTAACAACGCTGATGGTGACTCAAGCTTTTTATCCCACGGGTCAGCAAACATTTATATAAATACTTATGATAAAAGTGGGAACGATTTAACATCAGCTGCTGGGAATAATATTGGATATAATACTAATGGCCTAAGTCAGTGCCATGTAAGCATTGATGATAATACCGCAAGCGTCCAAGTCCATATCTATACGAACTGGATGAATGCAAATGCATATTATTCCTGCTTAAAACTTGAAAAAGGTACCACACCCACGCCTTGGACACCAGCTCCAGAAGACGTATTAAAATAGGGAGGTAAATAAATGAATTTTGATATCGATAATACTTACGAATTAGGAGCTAATGAAGGCTCGTCTCAAGCAACAAACAATAAATATATTGTGCTACACGAGACAACTAATATTGGTGCAGAAGCCAATGCAAGCTATTTTAAGCATAATTGGGCTACTACACAGACTTATGTACAATATGTAATTGGCGACGGTGGTAAGATTTATCAAGTCGGTGCTGACGGATATCAAGCATGGGGAGCGGGTAGCTATGCTAATGCTAATTCACCAGTGCAAATTGAACTAGCACGTACAACCGATAAAGCAACGTTTAAGAAAGATTATGAAACGTTCGTTAACTTTGCTCGTGCTAAGGCTAAGCAATACGGTATTCCATGCGTACTAGATGGTTCAGGTAACGGAATCAAAACGCATTATTGGGTATCACAAAATATTTGGGGGAACCACGATGATCCAGTTCAGAGTTACTTAGAGCCGTTCTGGGGGATTACACAAGAACAGCTAACTCATGATATTGCGGTTGGTATTGAAGATGTAGTAGAGCCTAAGAAGGTATTTACAAATATCAATAACGTTGTAACCGCACTCAATGACAACATGAAGGCTTATGCTACTTATAAACTTGATGGATCGGCTAACCCTACTACTAATATTGCACCAGGCACAGGGTGGGTTTCTGCTGGTATTGAGATGATTAATAACGAGCCTCATTACTTGATTGGTGGAAATATTTACATTCCACAATCAATCACAACGTTTAAAGGTAAAGTATTGATTAATTCCGACATCCCTGTACATGCCGTTAACCTAAAAGGTGAAGTAGTAGGTGCTAACTTGGATGGTGGTTCAGCTTGGAAATATGCGGCAGTTGTTAACGTTCCTAAAGTTGGTTACTGCTATAAGATTGCCACGGATATGTATCTACCGCTCAAATATGCACAAGGCTCTGGATTTAAAGGTTAAAAGATACAATAATACCCACATCTATTAATTTAGGTGTGGGCTTTTTTTATTTGTTTAAAAATAATTTAAAAAGGGCTTTACTTTATATGTATAAGCGTATATAATAGATTTTGTTAAATAAATAAGTAAGGGAGTAAGTTTTATGAGAAGTATAGCAATACCAGCAATCATTTGGTTGCCAGCAGTAGTTGGGATCGTTACATACGAGCTAACAAAGTTTCATGGTGTCAAAGGTTGGTTGAAAGCAAACACCGATTTTTATGGTGTAACGATAGATGATAAAACAAAAGGAGAAAGAAAATGACTAAAGACGAATTTGTAAAGTTGTTAGATGCTTATAAAATGAGATGTGAAGCTGTTGAATATGCTAGTGGTCAATTAGATGGTTTAAGGGATAAAATGGATCACACAAGCAATCATGACGATAAGGAAGCATACGAGAGTGGTATCGAACGAATGAAAGAAACAATTGAAAGTGATCGCCAAATTAGAGATGAAATTAGAACTAAAATTATTGATTCATTTAAAGGAGAGAAAAACTAATGGGAAAAGTTTCAGAAGCACAAAAGCGAGCTAGTAGAAAGTGGGATCATAAAAACAAAAGCAGAAGACAGTATATTAATCGAAGATCTACTGCTAGGAATTTCATAAAAAAAGAAGCTACTAAAGAGGATTTGGGCGAATTTAAAAATCTAATAAAAAATAGAGAAAAAGAGGCATAATCATCTGTACTTTATATACGTATATGTATATAATAGAATTATGAAGAAATAAAGGAAAGGTGGTGAAATCATTGAGTAAATTCGTTAAGCGTTTATTGAACCGCTTGATTAGTAAAAATGACTTAGGCAGCATTGGTACTTATACCGAATACACGCCAGAAGTCATAAAAAAAGACCTGCTATCTATCAAATAGCAAGTCGGGGGATTTACAAAGAAATTGTACTTAAATTATATCACGATTGGAGTTTTTAAAATGGACGATTTTAATTATGATTCATGGATCGAGGACGAAGACAGTGTAAATGCTGACAAGTCACGCTATGAACGTGAGCAACAAGAAGAATTAATTAAAGAAGATTTATCGGAGGAATTTTAAAATGACAAACGAAGTTACAAAACAAGACGAAAAAATGGCAACTCAATTTGAAGTAAACGGTAATCCAGTTAAATTGAGCGCTGATGTAGTCAAAAATTTTCTAGTAAGTGGAAACGGTAGAATCACGGATTCTGAAGCGATGATGTTCATTTCGCTATGTAGATATCAGCATCTAAATCCATTCTTAAATGAAGCATATTTGGTTAAATTCGGAAATAGTC